TTCAGGTAAGCCGAAGTATTACGCTATCTTCGACGCTACGACGATGTTGTTGGGACCGACACCAAACGCAAACTATACTGCGGAACTGCACTACTATTACTACCCGGTATCCATCGTGACGGCGGGGACTTCTTGGCTCGGTAATAACTTTGATTCTGTTTTGCTCTACGGGTCGTTGCGCGAAGCGTACACCTACTTGAAGGGCGAAGCAGATATGATGACCTACTACGAGCAGAAGTACCAAGAAGCCCTCGGCCAGTTGAAGCGCCTTGGTGACGGCTTGGATCGTCAGGATGCATACCGTTCAGGTCAAGTTAGGATTCCGGTGACATGAGTTTCGTAGGTGGGTCAGAAATTGGCAGTGTGTTTGTACAGACCACGGATAACCGTGAGCACACTGTTGAAGAGATTGCAGAACGTGCGGCTAACCGCATTTTGACTGTTGATACGAAAGAAGCTTTAAATCATTGGCTGGTGAAGTATCTGAGCGAGGCTCAAGCAGCCGAACGCAAGATGATATGTAAGAAACTAGATCAACAAGGCTATGCGGAAATCGCACACTTAATTGGAGACCTGTAATGGCTATATCCCAAGCTATGACGACCAGCTTTAAGGTCGAGATTTTGGATGGTATTCACAACTTCGGTACCGGCGTCATCCGTGCTTCGACGGCTGCGGATGTGTTCAAGCTGGCACTGTATACCTCGTCGGCTACGTTGAGTGCTACCACTACGGCATACACGACTTCGGATGAGGTTTCTTCGTCTGGTACGAACTACCCGGCGGGTGGACTGACATTGACTATCTCGCAGGTGCCAACTTCTAGCGGTACGACGGCGTTCATCGACTTTGATGATCTGACCTTCCCGAGCGCCACGATCACGGCCAACGGTGCTTTGATCTACAACGAGACTCAGAGTAACAAGGCTGTAGCGGTGCTGGCGTTTGGCGGTGACAAGACCTCGACGGCAGGCAACTTCACCATCCAGTTCCCGGCTGCTGCGGCTTCGACTGCTATTCTGCGTATCGCTTAATCGGGGGCATCAATGGCCCTCGTACTTGCGGATCGTGTCCTAGAGACAACGACTTCCACCGGGAGCGGGACGATTACCCTTGCTGGAGCAAAGCCGGGGTATCAGTCTTTTGCGGCGGTTGGTGACGGCAACCAAACCTACTACACCATTGCTGGCAGTGCCGAGTGGGAAGTGGGTATTGGCACGTATACCTCATCGGGGACAACGCTCTCCCGAGATACGGTGCTGTCGTCGAGCAACAGTGGAAACAAGGTCACGTTCTCTGCTGGTACGAAAGATGTATTCGTAACGTATCCGTCTGAGAAATCACAGGTCAGAGTTGTTGTGGTGAACGAGTCCACAACCTCCACGGGCTACACCATCGAGACGACTAACAACGGGCTATCGGTCGGCCCAGTCACGGTCAGTGCAGGTAACTCCATCACGGTCAGTGCTGGACAACGTTGGGTAGTGTTATGAGTACGATCAATGCTGGAACGACAGTTCCTACAGCCCTGACTTTGACGGGGGATACGAGCGGTACGTTAAGCCTTGCTACGGGTGGAACGACCCGGATGACGGTTACCGAAACAGGTCAGGTCGGTATTGGCACGACTGCCCCAACAATCAACACCAATGGAACTGTGCTGCACATCAATAACAGTACAGCTTCAAATGGCGCGATTGTTCACTTTACAACCGCCGCAACCGGCGCTGCGTCAAATGATGGTTTAATTGTTGGTAAGTGGTCTGACAATACGAATTACTTTTATGACTACGACAATTATCCAATAGCTTTTGGCACCAATTCTGTTGAAAGAATGCGGATTGCTGCGGCGGGGCAAATTACGATGCCCTATCAGCCGTGTTTTTCTGCTTACGGTGGGGGTACACAAAGTTGGTCAGGCGCAGCGGCACGGCAAATTGTGCAGTTAAACTCCACCTTGATTAACAGAGGCAGTCACTACAATACATCAACGTACACATTTACCGCTCCGGTTGCTGGCGCGTACTTATTTATTGGAAAAATTACGCAAACAACTACTGCGACCGGCCCCAATGCGGAAATTTGGAAAAACGGATCATACGTCACAGAAATAAGCATTGCTTACACAACTGCATATATGACCGCTGCTGGCTCTGTCATTCTTGATTTAGCAGCAAACGACGCAATTACATTTCGCGTTATTAACTTTAATGACACTTCTTTAACTTTAGATTTAGGAAGAACCGGATTTACCGGCGTCTTTTTAGGATAAAACAATGGCTATTCAATACACCGTTACGCTATCGGATGCAGAGGACAAAGCCCTTGGGTACGTCGCAGCATCCCAACAGGAATGGATTGATAACGCTGTGCATGAGCGTTGCCGACTAGCGATTGAGGAAATCGTGGTCGCTGAAGTTCAGCGCAAGTTATCAGCAGGTGAGCCAATCATAGGAACAAAGGACGACATTGTTCTTGCTGCACAGATAACGTCAGCAGCAGATCGCAATTTAAACGCCCCGACCGCAGCGGAATAAGGCTAGAGGCTAGGCTATGTCCACGATTAACGCCGCCGTAGATGGCATCGTACTGACAGCAGATAGTTCTGCTACCTTGAGTCTTGCCACGAGCGGTGTGATACGAGCGAATATTGATGGGTCGGGGAATCTCGGCCTTGGCGGGACGGCGAACAGCGCAGTCCGACTTGATTCAGTAGGTACGATGCCTGCCTCCTCGTCGGCGTATAACATTGCTGCGCGTGGAACTGTTTCTGCTAGTACAACATCAGGGTTTAGTGGATTTTATTGTTATCCAAGCACGCCAGCATCACTATCAATTACTAATTTATTTTATTTTAATGCTGATGCGGCTTCATTTGGCGCAGGATCAACCGTAACCAATCAATACGGGTTTGCCGCTCAGTCCAACATTACAGGAGCCACCAATAACTACGGCTTTTGGAGCAACATCCCCTCTGGCTCTAACCGCTGGAACTTCTATGCAGCGGGGACGGCGGTCAATTACTTCGCGGGCGATACTCGCATAGGAACAACCGCAGACCTTGGGCAAGGCGCTAGATTAAACATTCTTTCTGCTGAGGCCGAAGCAGATTTGATTACGTTGCGTTACACCAACTCTGCTGCCGGAAAACATTGGCGAATAGCGATTGATTCGGCCAGTACGTTTCTTTTATTAAATCAAGCGGGAACGCCGGTCGGAGTCCAATTAACGGACGGCGGAAATTCATGGTCATCGTATTCTGATGAGCGGCAAAAGACCGATTTAAAACTCATTGAAGATGCCGCAAGCAAGGTCGGTACATTACGGGCTGTAACAGGTAGATATACTTTTGACGAAGAAACCGAAAGCAGGTCGTTCTTGATTGCACAGGATGTGCAAAAAGTTTTACCTGAAGCGGTCAAACAAGGCGCTGATGGCAGTTTGCTTTTGGCATATCAAGACGTTATCCCGTTACTTGTCGCTGCTATTAAAGAACAGCAGGCGATGATTGATGAACTGAAGGCCAAGGTTGCCGCATTGGAGACGAAGTAATGGCTAGTACCATTGAAGCAACTACGAGCGGTGTTGTTACTTCGGCAGACACAAGTGCCTCGCTGACGCTGAAAGCTACAAATAACGTTGCCGTGCAGATCGGTAGCACGACGGCTGCTGCGTTTAACACCAATGGGCTATTCTTCCGTAACCGCGTTATCAACGGCGATATGCGAATTGACCAGCGCAATGCTGGGGCTAGTGTAAGCACAACTACCGCAGGCAATTACATTACGGATAGATTTTACGTTCAATGCCAAACAAACGGGAATCTTACGGGGCAACAATCGACTACTGTTCCAGATTCCACATTTAAAAATAGTCTGGTTGCAACTGTTTCTAGTGCCGCAGCACCGACCGGCGTAAATGATATTACGCATCGCGTTGAAGGCTTCAATGTTGCTGACCTCGGGTTTGGTGCGGCAGGCGCACAGACAGTAACTGTGTCATTTTGGGCAAGATCATCCGTCACCGGGACGTATTCAATATCATTTGCAAGTGTTGGTTCGGGTTCTGGTAGATGGTATGTCACGACATACTCACTTACGGCAAATACTTGGACAAAAATAACCATTGTAGTCCCCGGAGATACATCGGGAACGTGGAATACAACTACATCAAACGGGTTTCAACTTTATTGGTCACTTGGAACGGGGTCGTTATACCACACATCAACATTAAACTCGTGGCAAACTGGGACAAATTTGTTTGCTGCAACTACTGAAACTGCTTGGTCTAATAATGCGGGGGCAACCTTCTACCTTACCGGCGTCCAACTAGAAACCGGCTCCGTCGCCACTCCGTTTGAGCGTAGACCGTATGGCACGGAGTTGATGCTGTGTCAGCGGTATTACCAGACGGTACGGGCTTGCGCCCAAGATAATGGCGCTGCCGCGAATACAAAGGCTTATACAATTCCAGTCAATTTCAACGTAGCGATGAGGGCTGCACCTACAATTACTTATACAGCAATCACAACGTCAAACGTAACTTCAAGGACGGCAATTAACATATTTGAGTATGGTTTTGCTCACCAAGTAATTGCAAGTGGCGGCCCGTCAATGCTTGAAATTTCAACGGCTGTCGCTTCCATTGAATTGTGAGATCAGAATGTACAAGTTAATTAAACTGATTGAAGGCGTAAACGCCGATGTTGTGGTAAGGCTAGAAGACGGTGCTTGTATCCCGTTTGACCAAGCCAACACCGACTATCAGGAATATCTGAAATGGCTTGCAGAAGGTAACGAGCCTCTGCCGCCGGATGAACCACAGAACTAAATAAATGCTTGGCTTTACCCCATTTGCAGCGAATCCTTTTGCGGCAGTTATTGCCGGGGATCAGCTTGTTGAAGTTACTGGGGTTGAAGCCACCGGTCAGCTTGGCACTGTCGTTATTTCGGCAGGGGCTACGATCTTTGCGACGGGTGTTGAAGCCACGGGGCAGACCGGCACCGTCTTTGTTGTTACCGATCAAGTCCTCACTGTTACCGGAGTCGAAGCTACTGGTCAGGTCGGTAATGTAGTCGTTGCTTCTGAGGCCGGTGTTGCCGTCACGGGCGTTGAAGGCGCTGCTGAAATATGTGGTGGCTGGGGCTACGCCGGATGGGGTGAGTTTGGCTGGGGCGGCATCTGTATCGTCGTTATTGGCGATGCCAACATTTATGAAGATTCCGTCGAGGGTACTGGCGAGTTAGGCACGGTTGCTGTCGCCGCCGCTACAGATGTCCCGGTTACAGGTGTTGAAGCCTCGGGTCAGACAGGCACCGTCACCGTATTTAACGAAGCCAACATCCCGGTCACGGGCGTTGAGGCCACAGGTCAACTGGGCGATGAAATCGTTGTCGGTACCGCTGTCATTATTGAAGACGGCGTTGAAGGTACTGGCGAACTTGGTACGGTCATTGTCGCTTCGGAAGCTATTGTCCCCGTCACGGGCGTTGAAGCCACAGGGCAGCTTGGCACCGTTCAGGTTATTGCCACTGCCGGTATTCCGGTCACAGGGGTCGAAGCTACTGGCGAAACCGGTACGGTTCTCGTTGCGGCCAATGCCGATGTATTTGCTGTTGGGGTCGCGGCTACCGGCCAAATCGGTAACGTCCAAGTCCAAGGCATCGCCAATATCCCGGTTACGGGTAATGAAGCCACGGGCGAAGTTGGCACGGTATCTATCGCTGTCAGCATTATCGCATCGGTTACGGGAGTCGAAGGACTAAGCGCGGTCGGTACGGTTACTGCCTCGGCAGATGCCATCATTCTGGTTTCGGGCGTTGCCGGGACTGGAGTTGTAGCGCAAGTCCTTGTTTGGGGTAATATTGTCCCTGTACCAACAGGTCCGTGGACGCCGATTAACGATTCCCAGACCCCGGATTGGAACGCGATTAGCACAGGGCAGGTCCCCGGCTGGACCCCGATTGACGACTCACAGACGGTTACGTGGACTCCGATTGACGACACACAAACGCCTAACTGGACAGAAATTGCGGCGTGAGGTTTTTAAATGGCTACTTACAGCACAAATTTAGCTTTAACGCTCCTGACTACCGGCGAAGGCGCAGGTACGTGGGGTAATACTACAAATACCAATCTCGGTACGTTGCTTGAGCAGGCCATTTCCGGCTACGTCACTCAAGCGGTTGCTACGGGTACAGACACGACTCTGACCATCCCGAACGGTGCGACGGGCGTTGCCCGTAACATGTACATCGAGTTGACCGGCACGGGCGGGGCTAGTACAAACCTCATCGTCCCTACCAACAAGAAGCTTTACTTCATCTTCAATAATTCTACCGGTGCAGTAACGGTTAAAGTCACGGGTCAAACCGGCGTCTCCGTTGCAGCGGGTGAAAAGAAGATTCTGGTTAGCAACGGCACCGACATTGTTGAGGCTACGAGTTACCTCACTACTACGCCATCGAGCCTTTCGCTGACTAATTTAACGGCAACCTCGGCCACGATTACGACCCTCACGGGTACTAGCATGAACGTCACTACGGCGACTCATGCCTCGGCCAACATCACGACACTGACTGGCACTAGCGCCACGATCACTACGATTCTTGATGGTTCTGGCCTTGTCCGTAACGTCCCGCAAGTCACAAAAACCGCTGCGTATACCCTGACGACCGGCGACAACGGTAAATACATCAGCACTCAGAGCGGCACTATTACGGTGCCTAACAATACGTTCGCTGCCGGGAACATCGTTTCTATCTACAACGACTCAGCAAATACGATCAGTTTGACGCTCTCTACGACGACTGCGTATGCAGTAGGAACTAACACGAATAGATCAGGTGTTGCTCTCACTACTCGCGGCATCTGTACGGTGCTATTTATCAATCCTTCTTACTGCATTGTTAGCGGGAATATTAACTAATGAGCGGCGCAATCCAATTAATTTTGGGCGGCACTTTTATTTCCGTACCTCCATCGGTGGAGTACCTCATCATTGCTGGTGGCGGTGGCGGTGGTAGCGGTGAATGGAACAGTTATGGCCCCGGAGAATACAGCCGCTCTAGCGGCGGCGGTGGCGGTGCGGGTGGTTATTTAGCTGGCACTGCGTCCATTACAAAAGGTACGACCTACACAATAACGGTAGGTGCTGGTGGCCTCGGTAATGCTTATCAAACTGCCGGAACTACTGCGGGAGACTCTTCTGCATTCTCGGTAACTTCGACCGGCGGTGGCGCAGGTAGTACATCAGCGCCGCTTAGTATTTATAGCAATCCGACATCGGGCGGATCTGGTGGTGGTAACGCTACTTACTACTATTATTTAAATGATGCTTTGTATGCTTCTGGATACAGCACTGGAGCAAGCGGTACTTCTGGTCAAGGATATGCTGGTGGCACTACTACCTCAGAACTAAACGGTGGCGGTGGCGGTGGCGCGAGTGAAGCCGGAAATACTGATGGTGAAACTTTTGGTGGAGACGGTACCGCATCTTCTATTACAGGATCTTCTGTCACTCGGGGCGGCGGTGGCGGTGCTCCGTATCCTAGTGTCACTAATGGTGGCGATGGCGGTGGCGGAAGAGGTTATGGTACAGATGCTGTATATGCCAATGGCACTGTTAATACTGGTGGCGGCGGTGGTGGTAATCTTCAGTACGCTACTAGAGGTGGAACCGGCGGCTCAGGCGTCGTGATTTTCCGTCATCTTGACAGTTACATACCCGCTACTACGACAGGCTCTCCGACTATTACGACATCAGGCGGGTACAGAATATACGTGTTCAACGGCTCCGGCTCTGTTGTCTGGAGTTAATTTATGGCGCACTTTGCACGACTTGATGAAAACAACGTTGTTATAGATGTCATTGTCGTCAACAACGGCATAATGAATGATCTTCCGTTCCCTGAATCGGAACCGCTTGGCGTTGCTTTTTGCAAATCTCTTTATAAAACAGAAGAGACGTACTGGAAGCAGACGAGCTATAACAACAACTTTAGAAACATTTTTGCGGGTATAGGCGGCCAATATCTGCCGCAGTACGATGTTTTCATACCGCCAAAACCCCCGCTCAATCCGTCGTTTGTTCTTGATGAGACTATATTTATTTGGGTACCGCCTGTCCCGATGCCGGTAGATATTGCCTGTCGGTGGAACGAGTCAACGCTTTCTTGGGACACGACGCCTAAACCATTTCCGTCATGGACATTGCAGGTTTATCCACTGTACGCGAAGTGGGTTTCGCCAGTACCCCCTCCACCGGACATGGTTCCGTTTGGGAACAAAAATTATTACTGGGACGAAGATAAACAGGAATGGATTTACATTCCCCCCGCACCTGAAGAGGGCTAAATCATGATGACGATGGTCTCAACTTTTTTGTCCTTCCTCGCGGGTGGGCTACCCAAGATCCTGCAAATCTTCCAAGACCGGCAGGATAAGAAGCATGAACTCGCCCTTGTTGCTGCTCAGAAGGAGCGTGAGTTAGCCCTTGCCGAACGTGGCTTCATTGCTCAGGCTCGGGTTGAAGAGATCAAGCTAGAGCAGATCCAGACTCAGACTGCCGCCGAAGAACGTCAGGCTCTCTACAACCACGATATCGAGATCGGCAAGGGTGCCTCGCAGTGGATGATCAATCTCCGCGCCAGCGTCCGCCCGGTCGTGACTTACATCTTCGTACTAGAACTTGTCGCCATCAACATTGCTGGTGTGTGGTATGCCTACAACACGGGTGTACCGTTTGCCGCTGCGATGGCCGAAGTATTCTCGGATGACGAGATGCTAATTCTGTCTTCGATCATTGCCTTCTGGTTTGGTACGCAGGCTTTCGGTAAGAAGTGAAAGTCTCTAAGGCCGCTATCGACATGATCAAGCACCACGAGGGGGTGAGGACTAAGCCTTATCGCTGCCCTGCCCTCTTGTGGACGGTTGGTGTCGGCCACGTGATTGACCCTGCTCACGCTACGGTGAAGTATGAGGAGCGCAAGAATCTACCGGTACCCGCAGGGTGGGATCGCACTCTCACGATGGACGAGGTGGACCGGATACTTGCTGAAGACCTTCGTCGGTTTGAGCGTGGTGTGGTTCGACTTTGCCCTGCTTCTGTTGGCAATCAGGGAGTCTTCGATTCTCTCGTCAGTTTTGCCTTCAACGTGGGTCTCGGCAATCTCCAACGCTCTTCCCTTCGGATGAAGACCAACCGGGGCGAACTGGAGGAAGCAGCTGACGAGTTTATGAAATGGACGAAGGCCGGTGGTAAAGTACTGCCGGGACTGATTAAACGGCGTATGGACGAACGTGCGCTGTACTTGTCGGGGGTTATGTAATGCCACTTCAGAAGGTCGAATTCCGCCCCGGCGTCAACCGTGAAACTACTAACTATGCGGGCGAAGGAGGTTACTTCGTCGTAGATAAAGTGCGTTTCCGTGGTGGCTACGCCCAGAAGATCGGTGGCTGGATAAACTCTTCCACGATTCTGTCTACATTTAAAGGCGTTGCTCGGTCGCTGTGGAACTGGGTGACGCTAGACGGTCTTAACCTGCTGGGCGTCGGTACGAACCAGAAGTTCTATGTTGAACTGGGCGGCGAATACCACGACATCACTCCGCTTGGCAGTTCCTTGAACCTGTCACAGAACCCGTTTGTAACAACCGCAAATAGTAACTTTGTCACCGTTATTGCCTCGGGGCACGGCTCATCGGTCGGTACCTACGTTACCTTTTCTGGTGCCACTTCGGTAGGCAGTCTGACCCTAAATGGGCAGTTTGAGATCATAGAAGTTCCGGGCGATAACTCGCTCGTGATCGTAACCCCGACTGCTGCTAGTTCATCTGCTACGGGCGGCGGTTCGCTAGTTATCGGTAAGTTTGATATTGATGCTGGTACCGCCGTCTATACGTCGAACGTCGGTTGGGGCGGTCCTCCGTGGGGATCAGGCGGTTGGGGGTCTTCAACTCCGCAGGGTGTTCCGCTGCGTTTGTGGTCACAGTTTAACTATGGTAATGACCTGATCTTTGCTGAGAACAACGGTCCGATTTACTACTGGACTAATGACACTACTACGTGGGCACGGGCTATCACGCTTGAAGAGAAAGCTAACTCTGTACCTAAAACGACCACAACAGCAGCTTACGCTTCGGGTTCTGTCACGCTCGTCGTAGCTGATGCTACGGGTATTAACACCGGTTCAGTCATCTCAGGCAGTGGTATTGTCTCAGGCACGTATGTCACTGCTGCTTGGAATGGCAGCACTTCAGTCACTATCTCAACAGCTACAACGGCTTCAGCCACGGTTTCGGCTCTGAGCTTTAGCTATGCTGGACGGCATGTGCCTGACGAAACCGGGTTAATTATTGACTCTCCGGTTGACGACTTTACGGTTTGCTTTGGATCTAATCCTTACGACCCGACTAATTTCAGTACGTCGTTTGATCCGTTGTTAGTGCGTTGGTCGGATGCAGACAACCCGTATGAATGGGTGCCTGAAGTTACTAACCAGTCAGGTGAGCAACGTATTGCTAATGGCTCCAAGATCGTAACGGCGACAACTGCTCGTCAGGAAATTGTGATTTGGACGGATACAGCTGTGTACTCGATGCAGTACCTCGGGCCTCCGTTTGTGTTTGGATTCACCCTGCTTGATCAGGACGTTTCGATTGCCTCTCAGAATGCGGTGATCAACGTCAACAACGCCGTGTACTGGATGGGCTTAGATAAGTTCTTCGTATACGACGGTCGCGTAAACACACTGCCCTGCACGATCCGTCAGCATATCTTCAGCACATTAAATAAAGATCAGATCGCACAGGTTATGTGCGGTAATAACGAAGCATTCAGTGAAATCTGGTGGTTCTACCCAAGCACGGGCAGCACGGTGAATGACACGGTAGTGATCTACAACTACCTCGAAAACGTGTGGTCGTACGGCAGCTTGAACCGGTCTGCGTTCTCTCCGCAGAGTATCCGCGACTATCCGATGTTGTCGTTCAGCATCCAGACTTCTTACCTTGCGACGAACATCAATTCCTCAGTTACCACTATCGCTTTGCTTGACGCTTCGTCGTATCCACGAGCCGGTACAGTATTAATTGATAGTGAGTACATCACTTACACG